GCGCCGATCACCGTCGTGGGGCCCGCGAACACCGTCACGCCGCAGGGGCTCGGGTTCCATCCCGAAGCGTTCGTGTGCGCGTCGGCGGATCTCGTGCTGCCGCGTGTCGGCGAAGCGAAGCGCGTGCGGCTGCCCAGCATGGGGCTGTCGATGCGCTACTGGCAGGCGTCCGACATCATGACGGACCAGCACCCGTCACGTCTCGATGTCATCTACGGCTTCAAAACTTTCCGGCCGGAGTTTGCCGTCCGGTTCGCGAGCTAAGGAGATTCCAGATGGCATTCACACCAGCAGCTACGACTGGGGCGCTGACCCAGAACGATACGGCGATGTATCTCGCCGCGCTCACCGGCCTGACGCCGGGCTGTCTCGTCGGCCTCGACAAGGAGATCGTGAAAGTCGCGGCCGTGCCGACGGCCGCGACGTTGCCGATTCCGATCATGCGTGGCGTCGAAGGCACGGCCGCCGCGCCGCATCCGCTCGGCACCACGGCCCGCATCGGCGCGGTCGCGACGCCGGGCGTGCTCGGCGACTGGACGCAGCCCGCAGCGGGCGCGCCCAGCCTGGCGGGCATCCCGTCGGCTCCCTCGCGGGACGTGCTCGGCTATGCCGCATCGGGCGCGATCACGCTGCCGAAGATCGGCTGCGACATGGTCGCGGTCCTCAACGGCACCACGATCCTCGCGATGACCGTCGCCAGTCCGACCGTCGGGTGTGACGGCTCGCGGCTGACGATTGTCGGCACCGGGAAAGCCGCACACGGGATCACCATCGCGACCGGCCTGGGTGGCGTCGGCGGCACGGCCGACGTGATCACGTTCAAGGCGGATCAGACGATGGGGATCGACCTGATGGCCGTCGGCACGGCCTGGGTGATTCTCAGCGGCGTGGCCGGAGCGGCGACGCTCGCCGGAGCGGGTATCGGGTAAGCGGTCTACACGGCGGCCGTCCCTCCAGGCGGCCGCCGACTTCGAGGGCACCTATGTCTGATCTGTTGAACAAGTTGAGCGCGCAGCAACTCGCGCGCCTCCAGCAAATGATTGACGGCGGCGACGAGACGCCCGACGGCGCGACGTTGCACGCCGAGAAAAACGCGCCGTGGGTCAACGGCATGTATTCGGCCTATCGGCCGCCGCCGTATACGCCGCAGTTCTATCCGAAGTGGTTGTTCACCGCTGACTGGCTGCGCGCGGACGAGCAGTGGCGCAACGCGCTGGCGCTGCGCGGCCGTCGGGGCCAGAACGAAGACGAGCGGGAACGCATCATCAAGGACGCGGACGAGGCACGGGCCGCGTGTATGCGCCTGGTGCAAGGCCCCGAAGAAGAGCGCGGGCTCGGCTCGCTCTGGCATGAGACGCCAGGGAAAGCCGTCGAGGCGCGCGAGGCGCAGGCGCGGGCCATCGCGGAAGCGGCGGCTGTCAGCAACTGGGACGACCGGCGCATAAGCCCGCTCGCGAAGATCGAGCGCGAGGCGCTCGACGCGGCGAGTGAGACCCATCTCACCGACGTGCCGCGCACGCCGATCAAAAAGTCGCACCACAAGAAACCCGTCGGACGGCCGCGCAAAGTGGGGCGGCCCGTGGAACCCCAACTGTCTCCTGAGGTGACGCCATGAGCCGCTATACCCACGACACACCGACGCCAGAGCCGCTGCCCACTGAGCCGCCGCCGCTGACGCCTGATCAGATGTATCCAGGCTGGCGCTGGACGGCCACAGGCGAGGCCAAGCTCGTGGCGAATGCGACGGAGGACGAGGCCGCCGCAGCGGAGGGCTACACGCTGAAGTCGCCGCCGAAGCCGGAGCCGACGCCGCTGCCGACGGATCCGCCGCCGACGTATCGGCCGCGCCGCCACGACGGGGACTAACCGCCCGTGACCGTGAACGATCTGATTACGGCGTCGCTGCGCCGTCTGCGCGTCATCTCGGGGGCTGATCCCCCGAGTGGCGACGACATAAACGACGCGCTGCTGCGGTTTCAGGACTGGCTCGATGATCTCCGTAATCAGGATTTCCTCGACCTGTTCGAGGCGACGGTCGCGTTCACGCTGACGGCCGGGAAAACGAACTACGAGATTCCCGGCGAGCCGACGCTGAACATTCCCAACATCGTGCCGTTCACGAACGCGCAGGAAATTCATAACACCGGCTACCGCGACGCGCTCGGTAATGACTACATGCTCGGCCCGCCGCTGACGGATGACGCGTGGGCGATGATCCCCAACAAGCTCGTGCAGGGGGCCCGGCCGAGCTATTTTTACTTCCACGGGGGCCCGAGTGGGCTGACGCCGGGCGGCGGCTATCGCGCCTTCCTGCAACCGTGGCCGGTCCCGAATACGGCGGGCCTCACGGGGCTTGTGCAGTTTGGGATGGCGATTGGCACCATCACGCTCTCGACGGTGCTGGAGACGACGCTGAACCTCCCGCCGGGCTGGAAGCGGTTTCTGCGCGACGGCCTGGCGCTCGAACTAGCCCCCGAGTTTCACGTCAGCGATCCCGGTGTGCTCGGGCCGCTGAAGTTGAGCGCGGACGAATCGAAAGCCAACATCAAGCGCAAGGGCCGTCGCCTGCGCGACCTCGCCGTGCCGGAGCATTTCTCGATGCGCGGCGGCGGCAACATCTACACGGGGTAGTAACCATGCGCTACCCCAACTTTATCGGCGGCTCGAAGGCGTCTCGCTCGCGGCCCGCGAACAACGAGCACACGATGAACTGGTTCCCCGAAGACGTGGGCGACCGGCTCGTGCTCTATCCCACGCCCGGCTTCACGCCGTTTCTGACCGCCCCGACGGCGAACTGCCGCGCCATGTGGTCCGAGAACAACAAGACCTTTGTCGTGATGGGCAACCAGTTTCTGGAGATCGTCGGCGCGGCCGTTGCGGTCGTGCGCGGCACCTTCGGGGCGGGCGACATCAGCCAGCCCGCGCAGATCGTGAGTAACGGCGCGGTTGGGGGACAGCTCCTGATCGCGAGCGGTGGCGATGCCTACTGCTACACGCTGGCGACCGGCGCGTTCACGCTCGTGCTCTCCGGCGAAGCGCACATGATCGCGATGCTCGATGGTTACTTTCTCGCGTTCAACGCCTTCCAGAGCAAGATGCGCTTTTCGGGCCTCAACAACGGCCTGACGTGGAACGCGCTCGACTTTTTCCTGCGGAGCATCGCGCCCGACAACTGGCGCGCCATGACCGTGAACCAGGGCCGGATCTGGCTCATTGGCGAGCACACCGGGGAAGTGTGGTGGGACCAAGGCGGCAGCAGCATCCCGTTCGCGCCGATTCAATCGTCGGTGTTTTCCTTCGGCATTCTCGCGCGGTGGTCCCTCGTGTGTGTCGGCGACACCGTGCGGTGGTTGTCGCAAAGTGTGGACGGCGACGGCATCGTGGTCAGTGCGCGCGGGTATCGGCCGGAGCGGATCAGCGACCACGCGACCGAATATGCGATCTCGGACATGAAGGCCGCCGGGCGTATTGATGACGCGGAAGCCCTGACGTATCAGGAGGCCGGGCACACCTACACGGCGCTGCGATTCCCGACCGGGAAACAGACGCGCGTGTATGACGACGCCACGCAGCTCTGGCACGAGCGCGGCTACTGGGATCCCGCCACGCAAACGTGGTCGGCCTGGACGCCCCGGATGCACATGCAGGCGTTTGGGAAGCATCTGGTCGGCGATGCGAGCGCGACGATCTCCGCGATGGACCTGCGCTACACGACGGAAGTGGACGGCCACGTCATTCGCCGCCAGCGCGCCGCGCCGATCTTGCGCGGCGAGGGCGAGCGCGTCTTCGCGGATCGGCTGGAACTGCTCATCGAGCCGGGCGTGGCGCAGCAGGCGAGTCAAGTGCCCTACGCGCAACAGGTGCGGGCCGACGGGGCCACCTACTACTGGCGACTGGGCGAGACAACCGGGCTTGTGGCGGCAGACAGCCTCGGCCCCGCGCCCGGCACGATCAGCGGGGGCGTCACGTTGAACCAACCCGGCGCGCTCGCGGATAGCAATCCTGCGATGGCGTTTGTGGCGGCGTCGGGCGGGCAGATTGCGCTCCCGGCGCTGACTGTGGCGCTCGCCTTCAGTATCGAGGCGTGGGTGCGGACCACGGATCGCACGCAGTTGTCCCAGACAATCTTTTCACAACGCTCGGCGGTCACGTCGCTGCCCGGCCAAGTCTATTTCGCCGTCACGAAAGTGGGCGGCACCGTCGTGCTCTACGGGCAGTCGATCACGAATAGCAATTTCACCAGCACGCGTGACCTCGCCGATGGGGTGTGGCATCACGTCGTGATGACGTGGGACAGCGGTGGAGCCGCACGCAGCTATGTGGATGGTGTCCTTGACACCACGGCAGCGGGAACAACCGCCCGCACGGTCTCGGTCCCGTATGCGGCAGGCATTGCGTTTGATCCCGCCGGGCCGGGGACGAATTGGAACGGCTCGCTCGATGACATCGCGATCTATCCGACGGTGTTGACGCCCGCGCAAATCGCCGCCCACTACGCGGCCCGTCTGGCTCCGGCCGTCGTGAACACGGCGGCGAGTGATCCGCAAGTGTCGCTCGCGATCAGCTATGACGGCGGCAAGACGTGGGGCAACGAGCGGTTCGTCGGCGCGGGGCGCGTCGGGCAATACACCCGGCGGCTGATCTGGACCCGGTGCGGCTCCGGCGGCAGTGTGCAGGCGCGGTTCACCTGCACCGACCCGGTGCCGTGGAATCTGATCGACTGCTTCATCGACGCCACGGGGATCCAGCCGGTCAGCCAGCGCGGCGGCGGCGAGGCGGCGGCATGAGATGGGAGTCCTGCAACGTGCCCCGGCCCCGCTCTCGACGCCGATCAGCGACATCGACCAGCGGACGAAGCGCATGTCGGGGTATCTCCCGACGCCCTGGTCGGACTATTTCAACGGCCTCGACGCGCAGCTCGCGCAAAGTTTCGCGACCGTCGATCACGTCCAGATTCCGAATGGCAGCGCGGCCATCGGCGTCACGCCGATCACGAATCGCATTCTCAGCGCGGGCGTGTATCGCGTCTCCTACTACTTCGTGGAGCTGCAAGCCGACAACGTCAGCAGCAGCGCGACCGTCACGATTAGTTGGACCGACCGCAGCACCGCGCGCAGCTTATCAGGGGCAGCCGTGACGACGAACGCCTTGAGCGCGGCGCAGACGAACACGTATCTGCTGCGGATCGACCGCGCGACGCCGATCACGTATGCCGTGGCGTATACGAGCACGGGCGGCGCGCCGAAGATGATCTTCGGCCTCGACATCATGCTCGAACAGGTGCTGAGTCTCCCATGAGGACCGACTAGATGGCGCTCTACGCGGGACTCTCCCCGACCGACGCGTTGTCGAAGTGGTATGCCATCCGGCAGAAACCGCAAAACGCGCTGACGCCAGAAGAGAAATACGACCTCTCGGGCGGGATGACGGACCTCGCCGCGCAGAATCCGGCGGCGTGGAAGATCGTCAAGACCGGCGCGAACGAGCGCACCGAAAACGGGAAAAAGGTGCGAGACATTTTCAATCCCGAGACCGGCCAGTGGGAATCGCAAGACGTGCATGGCTACTGGTCGCATCCCGAGTCGTGGATGCAGCTCGCCTTCGGCGCGGGGATGGGCGGCGTGGGCGCGCTGGCCGCCACGGGAGCCATCGGGAGCACTGCGGCGAGCGCCGCGCCGCTCGCCTCCACCACGATTGGCACCGGCATGATCCCCGCCATCACTGGTGGTGCT